AGGCCTACTGGAGTCTTCTGACTAGGGTTAAGAGCCACTGCATGGCCTGCTTATGAATTATAGACTATATAAACATATAAGATCAATGCGTAGCCTCCGTAAGGAGGTTCAAGTCCGTCTAAAGCGTCAAGGTTCTGTCCCTCTGGATAACATACTTAATCGTGCTATCCGTAAGATCGAACAGATCCAGAAAGCTACTGCTCCTCCCAAACAGAAACAGAAGGCCCTCGAAGAGGCAATGACGATCTACCAAGGTCTTCAGAAGGTTGCCGTTCCTGAGCGTCAGGATTATAATCCTAATCGAGAGATGTCTCTTGAGCATTACGCTCACAGTGGAGGGCTTGGGTATCACAATGTTTCCTGGAAATATATGGGAGCACATGCTGAAACCCGTGGGTCTCCTAAATACGACGAGTGGTTCAGGTCTCCTGCCTGGAGGAAGAAGTGGGAGAAACCTGGCTCACTCGAAGACACTGACTATTGGGCAACTAGAAAATGGAACTCACACTTGACTTACTGGAACCGTACTTAACGATAGAATCTGAGCGGTCCATCAAGGCCGCTAACGAATACACAAAAGATGTACTAGATCGGTGTATGTTGACCGAGCACCTGAGTGGCGTAAAGCTACCTTGGGGTTCACCTGATAAGTTCCGTTTACGTAAAGGTGAATGCACTATCCTGGCCGGGATAAACTCCTCGGGTAAATCCCTGGTCGCCGGACAGATACTCCTGAATGCCATGGAGCAGGGAGAGAAGTGTCTGTCTGTCTCTTTAGAGATGAGTCCTGTTGCACAACTGGTCAGGATGTGGCGTCAGGCCTCCTTACAGCTTAAACCAAGCATGGACTTTGGTCTGGGCTTTAACTTCTGGTGCAAGGACAAGCTGTACTTCTTCGACAAGATGGGCAGCGTTGATCTTACGACCCTCATGGCCAGCATCAGGTACAGCCTCGATCATTACGGGACCAGCTTTATTCTTGTTGATTCCCTGATGACCATCTCAGGCATAGCTAATGATGACTACACCGCTCAGAAGCAAGTGGTCTGTGATCTGGCTGATGCCTGCAGGGAACTGGACCTGCACGTTATCCTGGTTTGCCATGCAAGGAAATCAGGCAGTATCAAGGACCGTTTAGATAGATTTTCAATCAGGGGTGCAGGCGAACTGGCAGACAGGGTAGATAATGTGTTACTCTTAGGTCGTTACTACTCTGACCGCCCGGACGAACCAGATGCCTACCTCAGTGTTTCAAAGGCCCGACATTGGGACATGGGAGAACAGGACCTTGATCTCTTCCTTGACCTGGCCTCCCTCAACCTTGTGGAGGAAAACCAAACCCCAAGAAAAATCGAGATGGATGATGACAACTGGCCCAGTGGAGAAGAAGATGAAGGATCAGGCCTGGAAGAACTTTGAAAGAAGGGTAGCCAAGGTAACTGGGGGGGAAAGAATCCCTATCATCGGTAGGCAGCAGTTAGACATCCGGCACCCGTACCTTGGTATTGAATGCAAACACAGGAAGTCCATTCCTAAGTGGCTCTTCACTGACGCATGGAACCAGGCCGTCCAGGGTTCAAAAGGAGAAGACCTCATCCCTACTGTGGTGGTAGGCGAACGAGGAACAACTCAGACATTTGCAATCTTGAAACTCGAAGCCTTAGTAGAACTCCTGGCCATGGCCCTCGATGAAGATCATGTAGTAGATAGAAACGCTTTAATTTTATGAGTGCTACGACTAGCTGGTGTGGCTCCCGTGCTTTCTAGTCGGCCCTCCAAACCTCAACGGGAGCAACCCTATGACATTTAGAACGACCCTCGGTGAAACTGTTTTCAAGCAGAAGTACGCCTCCAATCAATACGAGCAATGGGATGACCGAGTTAACACCATTGTCAATGACATCTGTGGAAACAGGAACGGGACCACACACCACATCATGGCCAAGTCGGACCAGGATCACCTGGCCCACGTCATGTCCAAGTTCCAGGTTATCCCTGGGGGAAGGTACATCTACTACGCAGGTCGAGATCCCTCGGCCTTGTTCATTAACAACTGTTACCTCTTACGTTTAGAAGAGGATACGAGGGAAGAATGGTCCGCAGTTACACAACGAGCAATGAGTTGCCTGATGACCGGAGGTGGAATTGGCATAGATGTAAGCGTTGCCCGTCCCAGTGGACGCCAATTACGGCGGACGGGAGGTGTTGCCAGTGGCCCGATTCCACTGCTGTACACTATAAACGAGGTAGGAAGGAACGTGATGCAAGGTGGGTCAAGACGATCCGCTATGTATGGAAGCCTGAACTGGCAGCACGAAGACGCCAGACAGTTTATGACCCTGAAGAACTGGCACATGATGCCGATAGGGACCAGTGGGATGATGATCTCTGAGGCTAAGGAACAGGACTTCAACTACCCTGCCCCCCTGGACATGATGAACATCAGCCTCAACTACGATGACGCCTTCCTGAATGCCCTGAAAAATAAGGAGATGCCTGACATCTTCATGCAGAACTGCAGGCAGGCCCTGATGACAGGGGAGCCTGGCTTTAGCTTTAACTTTGGAGACAAAGAAAATGAAACACTACGAAATGCCTGCACAGAAATCAGTTCAGAATCTGACAGTGACGTGTGTAACCTGGCCTCGGTCAACATGGCGAACATTGAAACGATTGAAGAGTTTAAGAGTGTGGTCCAGGTTGCATCAAAGTTTCTTGTCTGCGGTACGCTACGAGGAACCCTCCCGTACGAAAAGGTTAAAGTGGTCCGGGAGAAGAACAGGAGACTCGGGCTAGGTCTGATGGGGTTGCACGAATGGCTTCTCAAGAGGGGCTATGCCTATGCTATGTGCGACGAACTAAAACGATGGCTAAAGGTTTATAAAGATGAGTCAGAACATGCTGCCAACGAGCATTGCGATAGATTTTTTGTGTCTCGGCCTAGAGGCTATCGGGCTATTGCTCCAACGGGGACGATCAGCATACTTGCTGGAACTACCAGTGGAATTGAACCTATCTACGCAGTTGCTTACCGCAGACGCTACCTTACAGATGGAACCAAATGGAAGTATCAGATTAGTATTGACGGCACTGCCGAGTCTCTTATTAGAGGAGGGGTCTCCCCAGACAAAATTGAAACCGCACTAGACCTTGCCGCCGAGCCTGAGAGGCGCATCAAGTTCCAGTATGACGTGCAGAAGTACGTGGACCATGCCATCTCCAGCACCCTTAACCTTCCATCCTGGGGGACAGAGTTAAACAACGAAGGGACCGTAGACAAGTTCGCCCATACTGTGGCAAAATACGCACATGGTTTGAGGGGGTTGACGTGTTACCCGGATGGTTCCAGAGGTGGCCAACCGATCTCCACAGTTCCCTACGAAGAGGCCATCCAGAAGAGAGGGGTTGTCTACGAAGATAATTCTGAAGAGCAATGTCTATCGGGAGTTTGTGCTTTATGAAAAATTTTAATCTTGTTAAAGTTTGTCCGGAGTCACTTGATTCTAGTTATGTTCGATCTCATTGTTTAGTATTAAGTATCTACGATCATGCTAAGATGCGTATAGATTCAATTGATAAGGATGGTTTTAAGTGGTTCGATTGTGGTCGTTCAATAGGTTTAGTTGCTCCGTACGAGGCCCAGCCTGAATGGGGGAGCATAAACTGCGCCGAATTTATAGCCTATAGAATGGAAGCCATAAAGAAAATAGGTGAGATGAAGAAGCCTAGAGTCGTGCCTGAATGGTTTGATGAAGAAACGCCAGTAGAAATGCATTGGCCTTGGGACTCTGAGTGTAAACCTATTGAGGAAGAAATAGGTTATAAACCATCCATGAGAAAAATGAGGTCGTGGATGAAAGTAAGAAAGTCAGATGAAGTATTGTGGAACTACTACCTTACAAAAGGTGAAGGTATAGAGCCTAAGATATGGCATGATGATTATGAAAAATTCTATGATGGAGAAGACCTTGATTGGTATAGTGATCTTCCTGGGTATGAGACTAGTCGTGGTGTTTATATGAATGATGGTGAATACGCAACAGCTAGTGATTCAAAACTTGTATGGGAGAACCTTAGGTATTGAGTTTTGATAAACAAAAGAGATGGGACAGTAAGGCCTACCGTCAATTCGTAGCCACTCTCCCGTGTGCTAAATGTGGGATAAGAGATGAGACCATTGTCCCTCACCATTTAAGGCACAGGTATTCACCATATTCGGGAGGGGCTGCCTACAAGGCATCGGATATATTCACAATGCCCCTGTGCTTTACGTGCCATGACAAGCTGCACAACGGCGACAGGGATGTCGTAGACTGGCAGGCTGAATTCATCTTCAAGACGCTCGATGAAGCTACTCGGGCAGGAGTGCTGGGGGTCCTATGATCTCAGACGCAGAGGTAGAGAAGGCCATAGACTACATCAGAGACAACTCAGGCGCAGCCGCCAAGGCCAAGGCTGATCGACTCCACATTGAGGTCTTCAGGAAATCTAAACATGCTATTTTATTTGGGTTGTCCCCGGAAAAAACAGTAGCCGCATCCGACGCATGGGCCTATGCCCACCCTGACTACATAGAATTACTGGAGGGATATAAGGTTGCAATCGAACAGGATGAGAGGTTAAAATGGCTTATGGAAGCCGCAAAACTAAAGGTAGAAGTCTGGCGAACCGTCCAGGCAAATCAAAGGGCAGTGTCTTTCTCATGACCCCCCAAGAAATTATGCAGGATGAGGAGAACGCCCAGGGTTGGGCGCATCAGCAAGAGATTATTCAACGTCAACTAGAGGAATCTAAAATGGCAACATTCGAGCAGAAGGACAACGAGGGAGCGCTGTTTAAGGAGGAGGACAAGAAGAGTGACCGTCACCCGGACATGACAGGCAAGGGCCTGATCGCAGGGACCGAGTACCGGATAGCGGCCTGGTCCAACACCAGTAAGGCAGGGAAGAAGTACCTGAAGGTAACCTTCTCCCTTCCACAGGACAACGGAGGCCGTAACAACGAGGCTGACGATCTACCGTTTTGAGCGTCCACACAATTGAGTACTCCGACGGTAGAAGTATAGAACTGGAGTTCGACCCTAAGAAGCACTACTACATGGTGGACGGGGCTTACGTCCCTGCCACCACTACGGTGCTGGACAACATAGCCAAGCCTGCGCTGTTGCCGTGGGCTGCCTCTATGGGGGCTAGGTGGTTCCTGGACAATACGTCCATGGTCCCGGAGCAGGGAGACAAGGCACCGTACCCGGTCTTTATGGATGGTAAGGGTCTTGACGAGATGGCTAAGGGCATTCGTAATGCCTTCAGGAAAACCAATCGAGAGGCGATACAGATAGGACAGGACGCTCACCAGTACTGCCAGGATGCCATCGAGTGGAAGCTGGGCCAGAGTAAAAAGATCCCAACCCTCCCCAAAAATGA